TCTTTCTTTTCTTGTTTCAATCTATCTATAAGAGCCTGTGCTTCGTCTGTTATATATGTTCTCGAAACAAATCTTCCACCAATTTGTTCAGAGTCTTTCATTTCATCCAAGCCTTCCATTGATTGTTTACCAATCTCAAGAATACATGGAGTGTAAAGTTGAACAAATGTAGGTCCGATTTCTCTTGCAATCATTACAGCATTCTGTATAACTTCTTCTACTCTATTTGGTTTACTTACAGTCAACATGGTTGCATATGCACAACCAGCCTCTTTTGCAATTTCAACTAGTCTTACTTTTTCAAACTTCTTACCCTTCGGTGCCATCTTTGCAACAAATCCTTTTTGCATAAGTCCAGATTCTTGACCACCTGTATTTGCATACAACTCATTGTCAAAACAAATAGTAGTAAAGTTTTCTTGACGAAACCAAGATTGCATAGTCATATCCAAACCAATGTCAACAGTAGCACCATCACCAGCAAGTACAACTACATCTTTTTCTCTATCTGGAAATCGTGCTTTCAATGCTCTTTTCAGACCAGATGCAATCGCATTCTGATTACCAAAGAGAGAATGGATATTATGTACTGCAACGTGAGGGAATACTAGACTAGTACATCCAGTAGAACCAACAAAGACAGTATCTTCTGGGTTCGGCAAACTTGCAAGAATATATCGAAATGCAATAGACTCTGGACAACCAGCACATAAAGAATGTTGTTCAACTAATTCTTTAGAAGATCCTATATCTTTCCAACCACGATCTTGCTTACCATACGTTGAATTTTCAACTAACTCATGGTATTCTGGCGGCATAATATCTGCTAAATCATCACACAATGCAATTTTTTCTTTGCTCATGCCTTCTCCCTTTATTTAATTATTAGTGATCTATTTGTGCTTTTTGTACTTTTCCAGAATAGTCTACCATACAAGATTTCCATTCTGTACAATTTTCGATCATAGAACTTCCTGCGTCTCTGTGACCATTACCAGTTCCTTTAATACCACCAAACGGTAATTGAATTTCTGCACCAATAGTTGATGCGTTAATATAACATAAACCAGTTTCAATTTTTTCTAATGCTTCAAATGCAAAATTAACATCAGCAGTATAAACTGCCGCACTCAAACCATATTTAGTATTATTGACCATCCATATGGCCTCATTCGTATTACTGAATGTCGTTACTGCAACAACGGGACCGAATATTTCTTCTTGCATTAATGTATCATTAATATCTACATTATCAAAAATAGTTGGTTCAAAAAACCATCCATTACAATCTTCGTTAGGATGTCTTAACTCTTTACCACCGACAAGAGGAGTATGACCAGCATATCCTGCATCAGCAACATACTTCATAACTTTACCCATGGCCTTAATATTAATTAAAGGACCCACATCAGTTTTAGAACTAAGACCACAACCAACACTTAATGTTTTGGTTTTTTCAACTAGTTTTTCTATGAATTCATCATGGACATTTTCATGTACCATCACACGGCTACACGCAGTACATCTTTGACCAGTAGTACCAAATGCACCCCAAACTACTCCGTCAACAGCAAGGTCAAGGTCTGCATCATCCATGATAACAATTCCATTTTTACCACCCATTTCAAGTGAATATGGTTTCATATGTTCTGCACAAGTTGTGGCAACAATCTTACCAGTTGCAGTTGAACCTGTAAATGAAACCATTTTTACTTTTGGATTTTCTAGTAATGGTTGACCAGCAGTTGGGCCATAACCAGTTACAACATTAAAAACACCTGCAGGCAATCCTGCTTCTGCTAACACTTCAGCAAGTTTAATAACAGACCAAGGTGTATCTTCTGCTGGTTTAATAACCATAGTGTTACCAGCAACCAATGCAGGAAATGCTTTCCAAGATGGAATTGCAATCGGGAAGTTCCACGGTGTAATTGCACCAATAACTCCTATTGGTTCTCTACGCGACATACACCATTTACTGTTTAGTTCGGAAGGGACAGTTTCACCAGCCATACGTCTACCTTCACCCGCAGCATAATATGCCATGTCGATTGCTTCTTGAACATCACCTCTTGTTTCTGCCAATGTCTTACCCATCTCTTGAGTCATTTGTTTGGCAATACATTCTTTATCTCTAACAAGAATTTCTCCAGCCCTAAACAATATCTCACCACGTTTAGGTGCCGGAGTATTCTTCCATGTTAAGAATGCTTGGTCTGCGTGTTCTACTGCACGATCTATATCTATTGCTGAAGAATCTTGAAATTCAGCAATAACTGTTTCAGTATGTGCAGGATCTCTATTTTCAAATGTTTTACCTGTAGAACAATCTATCCATGCACCACCGACAAAATTTTTATATATCATTTCATACTCCTATAACAAAAAATTATTTAATTTTAACTCCGTGTTATTGCAACAATTTTTTTAACTTGTTTCTCTATAACAGTTTTACGATTAGGCCATTTAATGTAAATATCATCTGGGTTCTTCATCAAATTATACAACAAAGGCATAATTAGTTTTTCAACTTTTAACAAATCTTCTTTACGTTTCTTTGTTACTTCTTCAACTCTAGTAGTATCACCACTTTTTAGTTCCAATAAAGCATCAATCTTTCCTTCCAATGTTGCAGACATTTTTCCGGTTTCATCTGCAACTCTGGATTTAACTTTACTTTCATATTCTTCAACTTCTGTTTCATCAACAATACTAAAACCGAAATCGAAATTATCATCATAATCTTCGATATTAAATTCTTGTGCCATCTTACTTCTCCTAAGTCTGTTGTATTACAGTTGGATTTTTTTTCATAATAGTTATTAATTTGTCAATGTAAATCTCCATATCCTGCAACGGTTTTTTGAAAACTTGCACTTCAAAAGAATCTCTAATAGCAATTAATATTATAATTTGTTCTGGTATAGCACCTGTCATTTCAAAAAATGCTGCGGCATAAAAGAATGCTTGAATAAAATAATCGTCAATCCATTCTTCTTTTTTCGTTTTCTTTGATGTTTTAAAATCAATTACAGATAACTTGCCGTTATACTCGGCAACACAATCTACCGTTCCGGCAACACTTAACATATCACTATACAACGGTGCTTCTAAACAGTAAATATTATTAATATTTCCAAGTAAAAATCTTAATCTATTAAAAATACTAATTGCTTCTACATCATTACATTTCAACGTATCATTATAAAGATAATCTTCACACAAACTATGAACCTTTGTTCCTAATGCCGTAGATTCTTTAGATATACGGTTTGCTTCTGCTTCACCAACTCTTTTCCTCCACTCCTCAATTCCTGGCTTTTCTTGCAAAGACAAAAGTGATGTAATAGAAGGATATATGTTTCCACCTGGTGTAACATAAACTCTATTACCACCCACTACTTTTCGTGTTGGTACTTGAATATCATCAAAATCATTTAAGTGTATAAATTTTTTCTTCATTTATTAGTTCTAAGTTTCATTACTACAGGAATACGAAGCCCATTCCTCAATACTTCCAATCGTAAAATTTCACCAATCTTTTTTGATTTTACTTTTGTTGCAAGCATTTTCCATTTCACCGGTTCGTCATTAACTTTTAAAATTATATCTCCAACTCTTAAAATATCATTAGAAGGACTATCTTTTACTATTTCTTGTATATATGCACCATAACCATAACGAAAATCTTTCATATCCTTTTCTTCTAAGGGACGATACATAATTCCCAAGAACGGCCATAATATTTTTTTACCAGTTTTTAATTTTTCAATAATTGCCTGTGCATATGTTCCATCAATAGAAAAACCAATACCGATACTGCCCGGTGCTGTGCCAGGAGTTATAATCATGGTATTAACACCAATTAATTGACCATCTGTATTAAACAACGGCCCACCAGAATTTCCTGGGTTCATAGAAGCATCAGTTTGAATAAAAGGAACAAATGCTGCGGCATTAGGAACAAATCTATCTATTGCTGATACATATCCAAATGTAACAGTAAACGATTGATTCATTGGTGAACCAATAACAATAGTTTCTTCTCCTAATTCTGGTTTTTTACCCCACTTTAAAAATGGATATATTTTATTATTTTTGTTTATAATTTTTAATAATGCAATATCAGATTCTTCATCATAATTAAATAATGTTGCTTCTTTTGAAGTATCATTATTAAAAATAATAGTAATTTTACCACCGTGTTTTATAACATTATTCACAACATGAGCATTTGTTATAACAAAACCTTCAGCACTAATAACAAAACCAGAACCTATATGTGTCGGTTCATCTTTTTGTTCTTGAAGATTCGGATTTTTATTTCTACCCTGTCCTTGCTGTGGTTGATTCCTATAACGAAAGCCACCATTATTACGCTGTGGTTCAGAACTCTTAAACTGTTTACTACTATCTTTTAAACTTCTATCTGCATGAACTTCAACGATTGCTGGGAGTATGTTTTGAACAACACTTGTTTTATGTGTATGATTTCCAGATACATCTGTTATTCCCAGAGTCAGAAAAAAGACAATAATACACAGAATTTTTCTTGTGTACATTTTTAACCCCTTGGTTTATGTTTTTTTTCGTGGGCTAAATAAAATAATTCTATTACCTCCAATAATGCAAGAACGATTTTCTTTTGCATAATTGAAAATAATTGCCCATTGTTTATTATTTGTATTCATCAGTAATTCCATAGACAATAATGCTCTATGTTTATCGTCATTAACGATACCACTTGCAGCTAAACTCAACATATAGTCTTTGACCGCCATCTCTTTAATAAATTCTCTTGTATTACAATACAAAAGAATTTCCGATAACGGTCGAATAGTCTCCTCTTGTTGTGTTTCTGTAGTTGGTTTATTACCTAGAAAAAATAATAAACACAAGCCTATTAGTAAATATTTTTTCATTATCTAACCTCAAATTTTGAATCGGTATGTTTTCTTTTTATTCTTGTCATAACTTCTGTAAATTCTTTTGTCGGTCTTAATCTACCTTTTGTTGATTCCAATCTTGCATTGTCAATAATCCTTGCGGAACCAATAATACGAATAACCCTACCCGTCTTTTTGCAGGATGGGCAAGGTTTTTTTAATGGTGCATCCATTTCTTTTATGGTTTGAAATTCCTCAAACCAATGTTCACATTCCTGACATTCAAAATTATATAAAGGCATTAGATACTAACCCCTAATGGTATTTCAAATTTTTCTAATTTATTTTTCCATTTCATAAATGTTTGTCCATGATCTGTCTTATTGTATTTCATCCATTGCCATTGATGTATCATTTCATGTGCTAAAGTATATAAAAAATATGTTTTATTTTCAAATGTATCATTTAAAGATAATTCCCCAAAAATATAATCACCATTATAACAACCCTGATGCCAAGCATGACAATCAGATTTTCTTGTTATAGATATGTTTTTAAATGGATGTACTTCATTATTAAATATTTCTTCATTCAAAATATTAAACCATCTAGTAACTAAATGCTTAGATGGAATATAATATTCGTATTTACTTTTATTAGATCGAACTGTACTAATAACAATATTATCTTTTTTGATATACATGGTTCAACCTCAAGTTTGCATACTTACAGGCCTTCCACTCTTTTTCCTTTTCACGATAACATTTTCTCTTGCAGTACCTGAAGATATGACTGTTTTATTAGCAGTAAAATTCCTCTCAACATCATAGTCGCAAGTCATAGTCATACACATAAACGAACCTTCATAAACTTCACCATTCCAACGTAATTCAAGCACATTATGATCCTCTTCATCATCCAAATTAACTTTAATATATTTATGACGAAATGCTTCAACTACTGTTGAGTCTTTTTTTTCCTTTTTTCTTTTAGTAACTTGTACAAGAACTAAGGCTTTTATATTTATTCCTTGAACAACATCTGTCATTGTCTTACCTCTCGATATAAGTCTGGAAAAACCTCTAAAACTAATTTTTCAGTTAATCCAGTTACTTTAAGTTTTTTTTGTAACATTTGTATAAACATTTCTGATTCGTCCGGGTGCATAGATTCCAATATTTGTGTAAGTATTTCAGTCAATTTTTCTGCGTGCAATCCTTGTGACTTTGGATTACCTTTCATAAAAATACCAACTTTAGGCATTACAGTAAATAATGATGTTTCACTCAAACCAATAGGCGCATCATCTTTATTCCATTTTGGAATTATACCACCATAATTCCATTCGATTGTAGGATCGAAAGCACCGACTAAAAAATATTTTAACATACTATTTGTTTTATATTTTGCTAAAAGTTGCTTCTTTTCTTTTCTAGTTTTTGCTTTACTAATTCCATTCATTAGCTCAGATAAATAAACTGTCATTTTGTAAAATCTCCTATATGTTCCATTAAGTTTTTCAATTTATTAGTGATAAAATAATTTAATAACTGCCCCTGCTTTTGTGCATCTTTTGGTTTATTGTATTGTTCTACAATAGCATCAGTTAAATGTTTCGGAATAAACTCAAAGTCAATTAATTTTTGATTTCGTTTCCATTTATCCAACATACCATTTTGACAAAAGTTCTCAGGCTTCTCATTCATCCATAATTCAACTTTCTTTTTGGATATAGGTTTTTGTCTCACACCTTCAACAATGCAATTATCAGCTGATAATATATTTGGAATACCATCACCTTTATCACCACGAATTATATGTTCTTTTAAGTATTTATAAGGGTCAGAACTCACTATCATCTTTTTTTGGATAGGTGAATACTGTTTAATGTTCTTAAATTTCTGTAATTGCGTGAAATCCTTATCACTAGAAATAATAATACTCTTTTCAGGCACCATTTTACTCAATACTGCGATTATATCATCACCCTCTGCGTGTGGTATTGATATAACTTTATACGGAAAATACGCATCAATTTCGAGTATAATTTTATTTATAGTCTTAAATAATGCGTTCCAATCCATGCCATCCTTAGACTCTTGTTTCTCCCTCTGGATTTTTCTATGGGCCTTATAATACTCATATTCACCCTTCCTCCAACTTGAGGAATTATCAGTACAAATTACAATTTCACCGTACTTTTCTTTATGTTTGATTCTATAATTTCTAAGACTATTTAACACCAAATGTCTTATAAATGGTTCCGAGGTTCTTTCTTCATTGGGTATCCTATGAGCAATCATAATACTCCCAACAATTATATTACTAAAATCTGTCAAAATCATAATACACCTTCAATTATTTTTGTTTCATTAACAGAATCTAAACGAAAACTTCTCCAGGCGTTTTTATCTATATCCCAAACAGCCAAAACTTCTTTATTTTCTTTTCGTTCTTTTTGCGACATAGTAGCGACTGGTAAAACACTTTCATGTAAAGTACAATTCATTGTTCTTTCCTCACCATTAACTTTAGTGAAGTTTACTTTTACTACATTCTGTTTTAAATTTTTAACCAAGTTCGCCCGCATCTTCGTCATAACAATCTCCTTCTATATATTCAAGAAAACTTAACTCACGTTGATGTTTAAAAATATCCACATTTGAATATTTGTCTAATAAATTAATACCATCTAAATTTTTATAATCTTCCTCATAATGAAATTCTTTTATACCTGATTGCAGGATTAATTTTGCACAATCAATACACGGTGCATAAGTACAAAACATATATGCGTCTTGCCCAGATTCAGTAGATTTTGCTAACTTGGTAATTGCATTTGCTTCTGCATGAAGTACCTCTGGTTTTGTTTCATTATCTTTTTCACAAACATTAGAACCGCCTGAAGGCATACCATTGTATCCGATAGAAATAATTCTATCATCCTTTACAATGATACACCCCACTTGCAATCTATTTGCTGTTGAAAGTTCACCATATATTCTAGCAACTTTCAAATGTGCTTCAATATATTTACTTTTCATTAAACCACGTTTCCTCTTGGAAATGTCTTTCTTGAATATTCCTTTCCATTGGTTCAGATTTTGATTCAGATTTTACACTCTCAACAGGCTCTAATGAATCTATATATGCTCTTGGATTAAACAATATTTCATAAGAATTTTTTGCATAACTAAAACCCTTCTCAACCATTTCTTTTGCCTCAACTGTATCTTTAACTAACAAATCAAAGTTTTCTGGTTTTTGCACCATTAAAGAAAATACAACAAAAACTAAACAGATAATAATAAAATTTTTAAACATTAGAATGCTCCTAATAATATAGTTTGGGCATTAATTCTGCCCGTCAAAATTTGATCTTTAGTTTTCATATCTTTCAATGATTTTTTTAAAGACCTTTTGTTCAAACCACTCAATGCTTCCATTGGTTTTCTCGCAGTTTTTTGCATTGAAGTTTCTTTGTCAAAATGTTGAATAGTACAACCCTTAACACTAAATCCTCTCACCGTATTTTGTGCATAATAAACACCCAGAGTTTTATATCGGGTATTAAAAATCCATAACTCACTAGCACCAATAATTTTTTCTGGATTGATACTAACAAGCTTGAACTCTGGTGATTCTTTTTGATACTTAAATGTTTTAAGTAATTTTGTCGTTGATACTTCTTTTTTCTTTCTTGGTTTTCTTTGTGCAGATGCGTTTTTAATAATACGATCTATATCGTCTAAAATCATACCATAAAAATCCATCATTTTTTGAATAGTCTTAGGTTTTAAATGTGACCATGCTTCTTGAACATAATCATCTTCTTTATTATAAACATCTACCAATTCATTATAAGATTCAAGATATATTTTTCTCATTTTTCTTGCATGAACACTTTTACAACCAGCCTCTGTAAGTTGTTTATAAAAATCATATTTTAATTTATAATTACTAATAATAAAATCGTCAATTACTCCTTCAATACTTGAAACAAAATCATAAACTTGATTAGTAATTCTATCTTGAATTGAAATTTTTGGTTTTTCTGGTTTTTCTTCTTTTTTAATTTCTTTCGGTTTACCCTTAGAAGGGTCTACTTTAACACCATCAATTATAGGAACGGACCGTGTAACACCATCATCACATAACATCAAATCAAATTCTTTTTTCATTTTATTCTCCTAGAAACATTTTACCGATACCAAAAACGGCAATTACAATTACAATAACATTTAACATCAGAATGTTTGCACTATTCCTCATATAAGCATTAACTATATGTAATGAAGAACCTGCAATTTGAATTAAAAATATTGCAAATACGGAAACAGCATCACCGTACCATGCCATAAGTACATAGATGCTAATAAAACATATTGATCCTATCGTTTCACAAAATAAACGAAACCTATTATGCTTCCAATCTTCTTTAATCCAACTAATCATAATTTTGCCTTTTCACGTTTAACATCATTTAATAATTTTTTTATATCAGGATGCTGAACAATCCCAATACGAAATGCAGAACCCGTTAAGTAATTTGACATAATTCTTAATTTACGTTTATCTTTCCAAGGCTTTGCACCCATAAACTTTCTAAGTTTTTTAACATTTTCTGCTGGTGTATGTTTCCATGTCCCAACCAAAGATGCTCTTAATGTTTGCCACTCGGGCAATTTAACTATATCTTGTATTGTCATATTAATTATTTGAAATTGTCATTATATAATTTGGACCTTTGACCATCCACTCTGGATATTCAGTCTGATTCATAATTTCGTTTTCATAAATATCGTCTATATTATCATCAAGCCATTTTTCGTATTCATGGTCTTGATACTTACCTTTTTCTCTTTCGTAAGCATGTTGTTTTTCCATTTCACGATTATACTTTTCTTCATCAGTTCCTTCACCTTCTAAAGATGCTAACCATGCTTCAAAATCATATTTATCCATTTCATAATCTTCCCATTCATCTTCCCAAATACTCATAATCTTCCTCCTTGTTTTACTGGTTTGCGTTTAGCAGAAGTACAACGACCGACATATGCACTATAATTTGTATTTTTACTTGCCAGATCATAAAAACTTAAACCAACATTAATTAAATTTCTAACTTCTCTGCAATTTGTTTCATTATGAAATTGTAATGTAATTCTTTGTTCTGTCTTTGTCCCGGATGCAGGAAAAAATGTTATTAGAACTACTAAAATAAAAGAGGTCATGTTAATACATGGCCTCTTTACGCATTTCTCTTTCTGCTTCTCTATCAAGATAAGCTTCCAGATCACCGGGAGTATGAACGCCACATTCTGCCCAATGATGAATATCATTAGTCAGTAGGCCAATCCACAAATCAGGATTATTATCCATTTCTTTTTGTGATTCGGCGTTAATGGCGTCGATATGTTTCACAAGTTTTTCTGCTTGTTCCGCATACCATTCATTATTAGATTCAACCATATAATTTCCATTACCACTCATTATATTGCTCCTTCCCATTTAATTTTATAATTTGGATATTCAGTCGAAACATAACCATCCGTAGAATATGTAAAATCACGTTCAAGATTTAAATTAACACCAAGTAGAATATTTCCTCTGGAGAAATTTCTTGCAGGACTTACATAACTATCTGCTTTTAAAATATCACCCTCAATAAAATAATTTCCTGACTTTAAACATTTAACAGTATTATCTTCTTTGACAACGAAACCCCAAATAGAATTACCAGTATAAATTTTAATATATTTTTTACCTTCTTCTATGCGAATAGAATGAAGAAATTTTTTAGATGCTAGAATAAAATCTTCTTCCGACATATCCGGGCTCATGCTTTTCATTGCTTGACGATACCAGTTAATATAATCAGTTTTAATATCAAAGATTAAATCATCAACTGCTACTGTAAGTGTTTTAGTTAATTCGGTCGTTTTCATAATTTATTTATCCTTATTCTCATTAATGTTATCTCTATTATAAGGAAAATAAGCATAAAGGTCAAGGAAAAAACGACCTCGTAAGTCATTGAAAACAAAGAGTTTATTTAAAAAACCTGTAACTCTTTATTTTATATGGAGTTAGAACTCTTTATTTTATATAGTTTTAGAGGTATTTTTCTTTTTATTTAGGAAATCAAGCAAATCTAGCACTCTGCAACAATAACCATGCTCATTATCATACCATGCAAGGAGTTTAATAAATCTTTTATTTAGGACATTAGTTGATAGGCAATCTATTACTGCCGAATAAGTGTTACCGATATAATCAACTGAAACTAATGGTTCGCATGAGACATCAATAATACCTTTCATTTTACCTTTGCCTTCTTTAATAAAAAGTTCATGTAGAGTTTCTATATCAACATCTTTTTGCACTTCAATTGAAATATCTAATAATGAAACATCTGGAACTGGTACTCGGATTGCTTGTCCATCTAACTTACCATCTAATTCTGGTATAACAAACCCAACACTTTTTGCGGCACCAGTTGTAGTTGGAATCATAGATATAGTTGCTGCTCGTGCTCTTCGTAAATCTGGATGTGAGGAATCTAATAAAGTTTGCCCCATTGTGAAGGAATGAATAGTAGTAATAAAACCCTGTTTAATTCCATAATTATTTTGTAATACTTTTAATATAGGTGTTAAACAAGTAGTAGTACATGATGATGAAGAAATAATGTTATGCTCTTTAATTTTATAATCTGTTTCATTAACACCATATACTAATGTTGCATCAACATCTTTTGCTGGTGATGTTACAATTACATTCTTTGCACCAGCTTCTAAGTGTTGTTCTAAATCATGTTTGTTTGTAAACTTACCAGTAGTATCAATAACAAAATCAACTTCCAATTCTCCCCAAGGAAGTTTTGCAGGTGACTTTCTATCAAAATTTGGTATCGTATGACCATTAATAATTAGATTATCTAATTCATAAGAAACTTCGCCACCAAAATGACCATAAATAGAATCATATTTAAAAAGATGAGCCCGAACATCAACTGTCGTTCTTGCATTAATACCAACAATATTATATTTTGGATTATTAATTAAATCACGAACTAATGATCTGCCAATTCTACCAAAACCATTAAACGCTATGTTTATCTTTTTCTCTACCATTCTTCCACCTCACTTCAAGCTTGTCTTTATGTATATTAAAAAAATAATTCATTTCAGTAAACCAATAATTTCTGTACTTCGCACCATATGGTAAATTTGCTGATATATTACTATGAACATAAGGATCATATATGTTACTATTAAATAAAACATATGTTCCTTTTCTTGTAATCTTAATAAATAATAACCATAAATCATCATCCGATGTAACATCATGCTCAACTTGCTCTATCCAATTATCCAGTTGTGCTATTGTAGTTTTAGCTAACAATAAATGAAATGGAAAATCTGCATAATTTTTACATTCAGCAAGAAAATAAGGAAAATTCCGAGGTGGTATTATATCTCCTCTAGATAATTTTATTTGTTCTTCTGTAAGATAATCTCGTCTGTATTCATTCTTTCCACCAACATAAGCACCACTATTAGGTACTCTTATGAATGAATCACGATATAACCCTGATAAGAAGTTACAAACATCCCGTTCCCAACTTTTGCCTTTTGTTTTTGATTTACTTTTCATTAATCACCAAAAGGATAGTTATCATCATCAAAAGTATAATCATCATCATCTTCATCCTCTACATATACGGGTGATGCACAAAATGGACAAAATTTTGGTGTCATTTCATCACTTTCACATTCCATAACAAAAGTATGACCACATTCATGGCATTGAAATCTTTTTAAAATTTCATCTTCCTCTTCCATTTATTCTCCTATTTAATGTCAACTACTTCACACTTATCACCAGTACAAGCATATTCTTGTGAGCCTCTTGTATTATCATGTATCTCATACTTAGACAATTCATTCCAATCAATATCTTTAGGCATTTTTTTCAACATATCTAAATATTCTTGTTCTGAGCATTCTTGATAAGGTGCCTGTTTGTAAGAATGATCTGAATAAGGTAAAAAAGAAATTCCGGAAATCATATCAAAATTCTTGTAGGCCCATGCACCAACTTCAATCCACTCCTCCTCCTTTACGGTTATGGTAACAGATGGTTTATGTTCACACCAATACTCTTGATACAATTTCCAGAACTCTAATTGTTCGATAGCAGTTTTATCGTTTCTACAAATTGCAGTTTTAGATGTTTTAATCGGAAAAGAAAACACCCATGTATGTTCTGGTTTTGTTACATCTGATTCATATGGGATACCCTTTTCAACTAAAAATTGACAAAGAGGATCTTTTTTATCTCCTCTTACTGTTCTTATGTAAAATAAAGAATGTCTTGCATGAATACCAGAAGCTGCGTCTACCAGTTGTGAAACAGTACCAGAGGGTTTAACACAAGTAATTGCTGCTGAATGTTCAACACCAACTTGTTTGGAAATTTTTTTATTTGTTTCAATTGCAACTTTTTTCAATCCTTCTAAAAGTTCTGGTAATTTACTTCTAGTTCCGTTCGTATAAGTGTTATCCATTATACCAGTTAAAGATACACCAAGTAATGCTTCTTCCTCACAATTAGATTTCCATTCTTTAGATAAATAACGAAAATCAGTTAATGTTGCTTGCCAAGTTCCAAGTATAGTTGCAAGTCTTACTTTTTCTATGAGAGTTGCAGGATCATCATTTGGTCTAATAACAACTTCTGTTAAATTACAAAATTCTTTATCTCTTAAAATAATTTCACTACACGGATTTGTTCCGAAATTATAATTTATGTCTCTACGATCACCAAGTTTTTCGACTTGTTTCTTTGCTGCCGCACGATTAAATATACCACGTTCACCAGATTTAGATTCAATTAAAGACATCCATTCCTTCAAGAAAATATTAACATCTGGTTTTTCTGTATATACAACAGAATTATTTGACAATGCACGTTGAGTATTATCCAACCACCATTGACCAGACTTTGCCTTTCTCATTCTTTCATCTGTAAGATTAGACAAAGAAATTAATGCTGATCTACGAACACCACCCACTACGACTATCTCAGCAATCTTACACATTAAATCATGGCATTCAATAGAAGATAACTTTCTTCCTTTTGCACCTTGAAAAATCTCTACTGTAAAATTAAACAAATTATCTAATGGGGTAGGTCCTGATGATCTTCCTCCAAATGTTTTTAATCTTTCTCCTGCAGGCCTAACTTTTGACATATCCCATTTCGGTATTTGTCCTGCATATAACATTTGTACTAATTCTTTATAGGCCTTTGCCCAACCGATCTTTGAATCCGCAACTACAATAGTTGTATCTGTGTCAAATAATTCATCAGGGACTTCAGGTAATTTCTCAACTTCTCTGCGTTCAACAGAAAATCCTACACCAGTTCCACACATTAAAATAAATAAACATTCATCAAATGCCCTTGTCTTATTTACTGCCAAATATGCACAATTATAGCCTGCAACATTATCACGTTCTAATGCCTCACCAGCAGTCATTAATGATCTCATAGAAGGCATAATTTCCATATTAAATACTGCTTCTTCTAATTCTTTTCTTTGTTCTTTTATTCCTTTACGACCTTTTAAATGTTTTTCAAAAAAGTCAAAATATCTCTTTACAGTTTCTTCCCAAGTTTCTCTCCGGTTGTTATCTTCCAGCCACCTTGCATATCTGCTTTTATGTATAAATTGTTGGTATATGTCCATTTATTTTAATTTCTCCTTTAACTCTTTCCATTCACGTTTACTCATTCCAAAGTCTATATCTTCTGCTTGACTAATTCTATCTATATAACTTAATATATTATCACAAAATCCAGATGAATGTTGTTGCAAAGGAAAATGATTAAATACATATTCCAAAACATTCTTTTCAAGTCTGCTTAATGTAACACTATCTAAAAGATAATCTTCAAAGGCTTCAGCAGCAATCGGGAAATGAGGTTTCACCATTTCAAACATTGGTTTTGCATAATCTTGTATTTCTTTTTGTGCGTGATCGTCCATTCTTAATTTACAAAAATGAAAAAAATTATGTAAATCCATTTTCCAGTAACACTCCGTATAATTAGATACTGGTAAAATAGTTCTAGATAATTCCCTAGATAAACCACCATGACTTATTGTTTCATTACCAATTAAAAGTTTATAACTATTTACAGCCTTTTGAGTAATATCATAAATTATTTGTTTATATTTTGTTTTCCAAGATTTTGAAAGTTCTCCTCCACGACCTTGTTTATTTGTAACTGACTGTGGTTGAATATAATCTTCTTCTGGAATATAACAATCGTCTGACATAATTGAATATCTACCAGAGTATTCATTTAACTTTGCTGTTCGGTGTCTCACTAATTGTCGCATTACAAATATTGGAAGTTTCAAATGAAACTTTACTGAAGCCATTTCAAGAGGGCTAGTATGTTTATGTCTTACCAAGTAACGGATTAAATTTCTATTATCAGATATTGACCGTGTTCCTTTACCATAACTCACACGGGCCGCATCTGCAATATCACCATCATTTCCCATAATATCAACTAGTCTTACAAAACCATGCTCATGTACTTTTCTTGTCTCTATTTCCATCATCAACATCCTCACCAAATATTGCTATCTTTACATCCCTATATGTTTTTCGTCTTTCTAGTAATAAAGGATTTTGTGTATCTTTATAATGTTCAATCATTTCATTTAAATATTCTTTAATTTCTCCAAAACCTTCTGTGGTATTTGCCTTTAACATCTCTGCCTCCTAACATTTTCTCCACCGTGAAAGTGCAAAATTTGCTTGCAGACCAGAATGTATATTATTATCTATAACATCTATAATCTCTCTGCTTGCCATACCGTTCATTATCATTTCATTGATGTCTTTTCCTTCAATATCATCTGGCCAAATACAAACTTTATATCCTTTAGTAATAAATTTTTCCATAGAATGTACAATTTCTTTATTTCTTTTTTCATTATCTAGCACTATGATAGTTTCAAGATCAAAAACATTAAATTTAACACCTGCCATTGCCATACAATTAGGTAAAAATAAACTATCAAGTGGGCCTTCAACACAATATTTTCTTTTTGATTCATCAATTCTTTCCTGCCCGTATATTAAATCCTCGACTCCTTTCATTTTAATAGTTATGTATTTAACTGGTTCTTTCGGATCAAACGATCTTCCTTGAAAACCAATAACATTATTTTTACTGTCAAAAAATGGTATTATTAATCTCGGTGTATCTCCTTTCAATGAAGAAAACTTTTTAGGTATTACTTCATTAGTCCACTTTTTAAATTCTGTGCAAAAATAAAGTTTTTCAAAATAGTTTTCTGGTATTAGTCTTTTTGATAAGTATTTTCTTGCTGGATGATCCTTTTCCAAAGAAGTAATGATTTGAAGTCCGTGAAGAACATTATTAAATTCTGGAACAAAATTAAATTTACGACTACTATCATCTTTACTAACAATTCTTTTCTCTTTATACTTTTCAGTAATATATTCTCTATGTAAAGACGGATTTATTTTTTCTAAAAAATTACTAAAATTTGTTCCATACTCACAATTATGACAACGATAAAAATATTTATTTTGTTTTTCATAAATAAAGCCTCTGGCCTTATTTTTATTCTTTTGAGAATCTCCGCATATAGGACAACGGAAGTTCCACAAATTATTTGTTTTCTGTTTAAATTTTTCTAAACTATTAGAACATATGTTTATATATTTTACATCAATAAAAGCATTCATCTCTATTCTCTATAAATCTTCCCAAATGTTGTTCCATACACATCTTCTAATTCTACATGCTCTTGTCTAACATAACCTTCTTGTAGTATCTTTTTTGTTAAATATAATTCAACCATTGCCAATAAACCAATAGCAGTAGTATATTGTATAGCAGTTAAGTATCTTCCATTAATAAATGTCGGTTTAAAAATTTTATGATAGTTATTATCATCAACAGAAGCAAATAAAATAACAACATCATCAAGTGTTTTAGGAATTCTTTTAAATATTCCTGTCAATTCACTTTGATTTAAAGATAAATCATTAAAAAGAAAATCAATATAATTATGATGGCCAATACGTCGGATAGTTTTATAATCAACATTTAAAGATGGATATTGCTGGTCTAATGTTTTTGCAAATGTTCCAAGGCCACCAGATGTATGAAATGCCTCGTATTCTCTACCATCCAATGTTATCTTTTCATAACCAGATAGTGCTGGTACTGTTTTATATTTACCATTATGTATAATTTGACAATCACCTAAATATTCATTAACCAAACCTTCACCACTCCAAGATGTATAATATCTTAATTTGTTAGAAGCATTCTGTGATAATGCACCAACACGAATTTTAACACTACGAGGATTTTCGGCTTTTTTCAAAAGATGATTTGCAATAACCGTAGACATGCCAGGGGCAAGACCACAATGTGGCATTGTGAATGGAATTTCTTCCCTATCTTTAATTAAAGATATTTCTTTAAGCAATTTAATATGTTTGTCTAGGGAATCATCTTCGGATAAATCAAAGTATGGAACATCATACGTTATACAAGCTTTATATAAATTTATGTTTTGATGAAAAGGGAGAGCATTAATGATAAGAGTTTTACCACTAACAAATTGATTGAATTGAGTACACTCACCATCATATGTTGGTTTAGTAACTTTCAAACGGACATAATTTTCTTCAGGTATCTTTGCTGGTCTATTAATTTGATCTGCGATAGATATTTTATATCCACAACCAGTACTAGCAAGTAGGTCGTAAATCGTAGAACCAATAGTTCCTGCACCAACTATTCCAATATGCGTTTCTTCATTAGTCATACTATAATAATAACATACGAAAAGTTAATAAACAAGGAATTAGTTAGGCAGAATATACTTTGCTAATGCACCTATGACGGTAATACCACCAAGAAATATCCAAATATATCTCTCCGTCTGTGCGATCCGTCTATGAATATTTTTATGTTCAGCAGATACTTTATCCCTAATAGCCTGATGATATTCTAATTCCGTTTGTATATGTTTGTCTAATCTTTGTTCAACTTTATTAAAATCATCTATTCTTTGTGCGTTCTTTGTAGAAAAATGATCTTTAATAAAATTTATTTCTTTTTGATATTGTTTCAGTATATAAGTGATATGCTCTATGTCTTTTCTTAGTTCTACTATCTGTGTTTCTGATTCTCTAGATTGATCCATTGATTAACCACCCTCCCGACAATCCTCCAGTTGCTTTAGCATTGAATTTTCTGCATCAAACCTATCTTTAATCCAACGAGGTGTTACTTCGTAATTACCATTCGGTAATTTTGTCATTTGTGATTCACCAACAATTCTTACAGTAGGACGTTCATAAGCATTACTTGTTCCACAACCAACTAAAACAATTAAACAAAATCCCAACATTATATTTTTCATTGATTTCTCCTTAAAACATCTTTCCATCTTGTGCTTCAATTTCATCTTTATATTCATCTGCGTATTCTTGTGCAACATAATCTTTAACTTTCTTATCAAATTTAACGCCTGGAAATTCTTTAGAATATTTCTTTGCACCATCATCTACAAGATATTTCCATAACTTCGGTGCCTTACTATGGTCATATTTTCCAGACTTCATTTTCCTTTGAATATTCTTAACAATGGGTACTAGTCTTTGTCTATACAAATCACTATCATTATCTATATATAATCTGAGTTCCATTGCTTCATCTTTCCAATTTTCTTTTACAAATGTCGTGAAATTTTTCATTAACCTTTTCTCCCTGTTTTACCTGCTCTAGCACGTTCAGCAAGATATTCAAACATTGAGTCAATCCCTTCAACATCCTCATCACCTAAAGACTTATCCATTTCTTTTTTTCTTTGTTTGAATTCATCAAAACTATCTTTATTAGATTTCTTATCAATCTTATCCATTACTTTTACTGCAAGGCCCAATGCGTTTCCAATAAGACTTAACATTATTCTTTCTCCAATTGTGAATATTTCTTTAAATAGATCATGTGACCTGTTTTATCACTTTGCACTATGATAGATTGTTTTGGATTCTTTTTTGCATACGCATGAATTTTCTTTCCATAATCTGAATTTGTATCAATATGTTTATTCCAACGTGCATATCGTTTTTTACCTTGCTGACATCTAACAAAATCACCAGAACTTACTTTAAAAACTGGTAAACGTGCAAATGTTGAATCAGGTGTAAGATCAAGAGTATCAGTAGTAGTTGCATCTTCTCTCAATCTTGGCTCTTTTCGATTATAATTTTGTGTAGTTACTGAAAGATTATTGGCATCATTATTAAGTGGATTATTATCTTTATGATGCACATCCTTTTTGTCATTCTTTTTCACTTTACCTCTTTTCACCATTAACCTCCTCGCTCTCAAACGAGCAGCGTTCTTTTCACGTTGCTCTGGTTTAGAATGATAATTATCATACTCTTTTCTATAATTACGTTCCATCAATGCTTCTATTGTATCTCTATCCAACTCCATTATTCTTGAAATTTCTTCAGCAGACTTACCCTGATCTATTAATTTATGTAACCAATCCATATTTTTTCCTTCTTGCTTCAATACTAATTCCGGATCAGGTTTTGCACCAACATAAGTTGTACCTTTTAATTTTTTTCTTTTCCAAACTTTTTTCTTTTTCTTTCTTTTCCATGTTGTCTTATCATCACCGGTACCGACAACAGCAGGTCCTGTTGCATTTGTTGGTACATCCTCAGAGAATTTCTTTTTCATTTTCCTCTTCCTCTTTTAGCAATAAAATTGCTGCTGCGGCATAAGAACCAAACTTAGACCTACCACCCGGTATTCTATTTAAAAGACGTTTAAGATTAAATATAAATCTTATTAAAACAGTATAAGAATCTTTTTCGGCACTTGTTTTTAATGATTTATATTTTTTAAGAACTTTTCCATCCTTATCAATAATACCTTGTTTAAAAGCATCTTGTTCGTCCCAAGGTTTTACCAATGTTTTTATTATTCTGAATGTTATATATGTATCTACTAATGATGACATTTATTTTATTTTCCTTAAGACGGATATAACTTTTTCATCCAACATTACATCATTAAAATCATTAGGCATTTTATTAATATAAACTAAAAAAGTTTTTAATGCGGAATGAAAACTCTTTTCTACTTTAAAAAATAAAACTCTAGTCGCTGCCTCTGTTTGAAAAACATTATAGAAAGTAATTAGATGATTTAAAATTAATCTTTCTTTGAGAATACCATCCGAATCATATCGTTTAAGCAATCTACGAATATAATGTATTCGTTTAATATCCTCAAAAAATTCTTTTATATCTTTACAATGTGGATTATCATAATGAAGTAATGCGTACATCATATAATTTCCATTTGTCAAAACATTGAACCTCATAAAAACCTTTCATAATTTTATGATATATATGCTATACTTGTACAATTTGATGTTCCACAAGAAATCGTATCCGTTGATGCTTTAACTAAATCTATTGAACCACCAGCAGGTATATATATTGTTCCTAAAGTTGTTCCACTAGCATTTTTCTGTGTTAATGTAACTGCACCTGTTGCCACAACATGAACTAATGTTGCTGTTCCTATATTATTGTTTGTGGGATTAGCTATTACTGATCCTAATAATTTCATTTTCATTTTTATGTTTCCTTTTCTTTACGGTGCCTGTTCAGGCCATAATTTTAAAAATCTTTCTCTATACCAATCTTCATGTAATTTGTATTTGTAAACAAATTCAGATGTTTTATTCACACCTTGCCAGTCTGCATCTTTGACATTTTTCCAAATTGCCCATTCTTTTAATACATAATAACTATACGGATTTATCTTATCCGAAACTAAAATCCAATGGTCTTTATATTCTGTAAGTTCATATCTGCACATTTTACCTTTACAGGCATACGTTTCAATCAAATGATATGCAATAATTAAATCTGGTACACCATCAGCATCAGTATCAAAATAAAAAGATACAGTTCTTGGAACTTCCTCAGGAATCCACTCAACTAATTTATCCAATGAGGGTTCCTGAAGTTCCTTAAATTGATATTCTTCCGAATTACGGAAGAAATTTTCTTCTGCTTGAGCAAAGTTTGTACAAAAAACAAAGATTAAACAGACAAACCTTAATAACATTTTATTACGTTACAGTAATGGTACAAGCTGCCGTTCCTGTAAAACCACTAAGGTCCCTTGAAGAATTAACAGTATTACTTGCAGTATCTTTCATTGTTGCACCACCCGGTAGTGCCACAGCATTATGCAAAGCAGTAGCAAGAGTTAAAACATCATTAGTTGCAACTGTTTGACTTGCCAAAGTAAATCGTTTTCTGTTTGCTGTTGAACCAGTAGCAGTATAAACAAGTACATGAGGTCCTCGACCAGAACCAGAACCTTCATTACCATTCATACAAGTAAGTGTCGGAGCTCCAGTTACGGTAACTGCCTCATCCCAACTAATTTCTGCGGTCAATGTTACAGAGCCACCACTAACGGCAGACGTAATCCAACGTATATCTGTAGGTGTTGCTGTACGCAAACCAGTTGTTGTACTCGTACCAGCCAAACCACGAATAGCAACTAAAATTTCTGGTGTTGCAGTTGTAGAGTCATTACCCGTAGCAGCAGATCCTGCTCTTCTTACCCAACCATTATTTGTCGCATAAACATCTTCTCTTGCATAATCTGAATTTTCATCATCCGGAGCAAACTTGGGTTTGTTTGTTGCCGAATCGTGTACTTTTCCCCATAGTGACATTTTTATTTCTCCTCAGTTAATAGAACTTTTTTATTTTTTGAACTGCTTTCTTTTTTAAATGTAACTGCACCAGAAGCAGAATCTTTTGTTGTTGCACGAATAATAGTTTTTACATTATTGTAATGGTCAACATCAAAAGTAATTTCATCCCCATCCTTAATATCACCATTTGCTTGAACAACAGTTAAATTAAAATTATATGTTTTTTCTTCTGTTATAATTTGTCCAACACCATCATTGTATTTAGATATTTTTCCAATTAACATATCTGTACCTTTCATAATAATATATGGGGGACAATGCCCCCCATATACCATGATTTATTTTGCGTTTTTATTGTGATGAACATTCAATGCTAACCAATTCATAATTGGCCAAAGTTTACCAAGAAACGGTATCTTTTCAGCGTATTCATCTTTTAGGGCCATAGTAAGAGCATTAGCAACAACCACGATTGATCCTAATGTACCCCACCACGATTGCCCTTCAGCCCATGCAAATAACATTGATTCCATTTTTTTACTCCTTTACAATTAGTGATATAAAACAGCTGCAACTGCCCACCCAAGTAAAAACCAAATTCCGTGAACCATCCAACCAGCCATGTTCAGTACCTCCTTTAAGATTTAAATACTATGCACGATTAAAAATTGCATAGATTACACCAACAGAAGCCAGACCAACAACGCCCTGTGCTCCGAGTGTACCAATGAGAACACTAATGTTACCAATGATGTCACCACCGATAAACGGTACAGCCTTACCAAAAATTACTTGTAAAACAATACCAAGAGCAAGAAATGCAATTCCTGCTTCTGTCAACTTCTTAACCCAACCAATAATTTGGTCAAACATTTTACTAAATCTCCTTTGTTGTTTTTAATTTTTTACCGATTTCTTTAAAAACGGCCTTTGCCAATCTGGAGTTTTTCGTCATAAGTCCTTCTTTGAACTTTCCAAACTGACCTTTAATTACGAACTCTCTCATCTTTGAACCAGACATCCCCGCTACTCCCTCGGCGTCTGGGTCACGATCACCTGCCGAGACTACAGAAAAATCTTGTATGTTGTCAAGGTCACTATCAACATACTTACTCATATTTCTTTGAAATTCTTTTACTCTATCACTACCGACTACGAAAATAACTTTTTTATAACCTTTTTTATTTAATGCGTCCAACGCAGTAAAAGGTGTATTTATTGATCTATCAGTATTTATAATGTTACCATATACATCTTTTAGAACTGCTATTTTAGTCTTAAACGATAATGGATTCTTTTTTTTATCTTCTGTTTTAGATGCAAATACCATTGGTATTCCACCTTCTTTTTTTGCAACCCAAATTATTTTATTAATTAATTTTGCATGACCGATAGTTGGAGGATTCATCCTTCCAAAAGAAAAAACAACTGGCTTATTAATATTTTCTCTTAAAAAGTTTCTAAAAGTAATCATTGGCCTCTTGACATCTTTCCAAGTTTTAATCCTGCAAACATTGAAATCCATTTAATATCTTCGTCTGCTAATTGTTGTAATACTTCCTTTGGATATTTATCAACCATGTTCTTTAACTTTTCACCTTGTTTGTATGACATCTTTTCAATGTTACCATATTCTTTGCGTAACTTGTCAATCATTCTAGGTGCAAAAGTTTTACCTTCTACCATTTCTTTGTAAGTTTTCATTTTATATATTCCCAACCTTTTTTCAATAGTGCTTTTAACTTAGGAGAATCTTTCTCCATACGCATCACACTATCACCATCATCAGAAAGATGAACAATAATAACGTCATCAGATTTTTCTTTCTTAATTTGTTTGGTCATTGTCCTGATAGATTTACTAGTATTGCTTCCAGAGTAACTACTTTCTTTCTCTCTCTTAACAATATCCTTTAACGTCTTATCTTCTAAGAATGTTTTATAAGTTTTCATACTTTTTTGATTTCTTTATTAGAGATTAACTTTTTCCAGATTTTTGTATCAACATCTTCGATAGGTCCTGTGGTTTTTTTCTTTTTCATGTCATATCTAATTATATAATGTTTTCCTTTTTTCTCTATTACTTTCATATGACTTGCCGTACTTTTGCGAATACCTGTCCATTTAGAAATCATAATGGTGTTAGCAACTATCTCATACATCTCACCATTTTCAATTTCTTTTTTGACATCATCCATTAAACCTTCACTAATTTCTTTTTCAAATTGCCTATAGGTTTTCCGGTTTTCTAATATTTCTTCTTGTAAGTCAAGCCATGGCTGACAAATTAAATCATTCATAATTTATTCCTCTTCTTCGTCCTCATGGTTTACACATGCTTCATCTTTTCCTTCTTCTTCATCATCAGATTTCCATTCTTTGTCAATTTCATCAAAAAACTTTTTCTTTTCTTCATCCGATAATTCTTCCGGACTATCAACTCCATACTTTTTTAACTTTTTATCAAAGAATTTTTGATATTCTTCTTTACTGCCTTCTATAAATGATTTATAAGTTTTCATTATTTCTCCTCTTGTAGGCCAACTGCTTCTAGTGACAAATTAATTTTTTCCATACTAATTTCTTTAAATCTATTCATAATATTTTTATATTTTTTATGATTCGGACAAGTACATTGCCAATTAAACAATGCTTCACATTTAGCACAATACCTCGATTTCATTTTAGTAGTAGTCATTACCTTTTGTCCAATCCTCTAGTTTATTTTTTTCATATTCTTCGTACTTATCAATAAATCTATGTATTATATTTCCCAACTCTCTCAAATCCATTTCCTCAGTATTTTGACCAAAAACTTGTTGTCGTTCATACTTAGCAATATATCTGTTTAATACATCTTTTAAATGTTTTAAATCTTCAATCATCCCATTGTCCACCAATTATCTTTTCGTGCTATAGATGTTACCAAATGTATACGATCTTCTTCACCACCATTAAACTGACTGTGATAAAAAACTGTATTCGTATACCAAGCTCTACCGACAGGTAAATGTTTTACCTCATCTTCAATAACCATCTTAGCACCTATGTTTGTAATAATAGGAACATGAAGTCTTGGTTCAGGATCGCGATGCCAAGATAAGGAACTTCTTGGTGTTGACTTAATCAAACGTACTCGACCCAACTGACCTTCATATTCACTATCAACATATTGTGATAATGTATCATAAACTTCTTTAAAATATGTTTTTTTAAACTCTGGAATAAAAATACCGTAATCTTTTTCATCAAGTTCTTGTTGTCTGATAACTTCTTGTCCATCAACCATTGTTCGATAAACACCACCAGTACCTTCATAAAAACATTCTGGAGCTTCTTGAAAATCTCTTTTTGTCAAACAAATCTGATGATATTTTTTATCAGCATTTAAAACTTGATCTGGCCAAGGTGCAATCTCTAAAACTTCTTCAAGTGCTTGTGCAAGTTTTATTTCATCAAATATAATAGGCAACTTCACGAAATATTTCAATTACCAATCCTTTGCAATAGTAAAGTTTGCATGAGAAAATTCAAGTCTATCCACTAACTTAACTGCACCACCTTTTGTATTAATAGCAACAAAACCTTCTGGTGCCGTGACTTTAAAACCATTAGGTGTTTTAAGAAATGTTCCAATACTTTTAATTTTCTCTAATTGTTTTACAACCATATTTTTTGCATCAAGAATACCTAAATAGGTTGCCATAGTAAAATATAATTCATTTTTAAATTTTCTTAAAACTTTTTGTGCATCTTTTTGTATGTCTTTATATTTCTTTTTACCTTTATCAGATTTCTTTGTATCAATTTCTGTTGATAATCTATCTGTGTAATATTGTTCAAACTCTTTAACAAGATTTTTAGTATCAGCAATTTTTGAACCAGCACGAACTTTCGTATTAAAAAATACTTTCATCAATGGTGCCAGACCCCATTTTGTTTTATCTTTACCGAGTTCGTTTAAAAACTTACCTGCTTTTCCAGCAGCACCTGCAATTTGATTTATTTTTTTCTCTAATTTATTTACGTCTGCTGGACTAAATGTGACTGCGTTAGCAGTATCTAAGTAAGCATCATCAAACCAAACTCTTTTTGATTTCTTGAAAATATTTGCATCAACACCAAAAGATGCCTTTAATGAATCAATTGATTTTCCAGTATACTTTGTGTGCCACACCACTCCAAGACTTGCCTTTCTTATTGTTGAGGCTAAGTCACTATCTTCTGGAACAGCATAGGTGATAGTATTAGGTCCGAAAGTCAACATACTGACATCATCAATAGTTTGCTTTTTCAAATCACCTTTGGAAAACATAATGTCACCCTGATAGATGCCTTTCATTCCCAGATCAGGTAAAGTTTTCAATGCAACTTTTAATTTATCTGAAGGACCCTCTGAACCGTGATTAGCATCAATGTCTGCTACTGTATAATTAATTTTAGGGACCTTATTAAAAAGTGATTTTGTTGCAACAAAAAACTTTCCGTTCTCTGGATTGATACCAGCAAAAATTGCTGGAGCACCATCCCACTTTACAGTCACATTCGTTTTACTTTTCCCTCCTGCTAACATATCCTTAAGAGAATTTAAAAACTGAATTGCTGTAGTCGCACCTTTTACACCATTGTTGATGATTTCATCTTCAAGGTGCTCCATGTGCGTATTTTTATCTTCATTTAATATTTCTTTGAATGATAACATGAACTACCACTTAATAGTATTGTTATGTGAAATCAAAGGTTCATAATCCATGTAGTCAACCAATCTTTTAAAATTATCTCCAATCCATTCTTTTGCCTGTTCAAATTTTTCTAAAATCCAGTTGACAAATTTAGTAAAAAGTTCCAGTACTTTTTCTTTCATTTTTTTATAAAAATCTGCAACACGATCAACAAAACCTTCTGCTATTAATTCTTTTTCAATTTGTTCAAATCCTTCATCCATAACCATCTTGACACCTAAACCAACCGTTGCCCAAAAGTTATATATTTTTTTTCCTGTCTTGTCTGCACTTCCTTTGACGGATGATGATTTAAATTTAACGTCAGGTTTTACTTGACTAGCAATTTTCTTAACATATTTATCTGATGATTTTGTGACAGTATGAAAATCAGATTTCGTTCCTTCATAATTTGTTATCAAAAATGAGGTTGCTGTTCCTTCATTTCTTCCAAATTTTTGTGATCCTGTCATTGCTTCAAAAGTAAACTCCTCTGCAAAAGCAGAATTTTTCTCAAATGCTTTTCTTAAATCTGTTTTAAATGCTTTATGAAAAGCATCTATTTCTTCAAACACTTTTCCTTTTGCTGTTCCTATTAAATCACTTTTATTACCATGAACTTCTTTTCCTTTTTTATCTGTTAAACGAAAAGAAGTTTTTAACCCTTTTAATTGATTTTCTATTTTCTTTAATAAAACAGTATTATCAACTTTTTTCATCGCAGCATAAAAAGTTGCCTGTGCTTCTGCACGTTGACCACTCATTAGTTGGGCATTTCCAGTTTTCAAAGAAATATAATTCTTTCCAATTATAATATCAGTCTTTGGTGTTTTAGTAGAACTAGGAACTTTACCATCAAAATAAGAAGCCCATTCTTTTGTTACTTCATATCTATTTGAAGGAAACTTACCCTTACCCGTTATCTTTTGTTTCTTCAATACTTTTTTAGCATTTGCAACTGTAACTCTGGGATCTTTAAATTTTGCTTTCTTATCATTATTTGCAGCTGCAACTAGTGCTGCTTCCATTTCAAATGCACCAGATGTATCTGCTTCTTGTAAGTCTAACCAATCTTTATATGATTTCATATCTTTCCTATAAGTTATCTATTTTGCATAATGGACAATCTTTGATGTCTACGGATCGGAATGGACACATGGTATAATGATCTACATTTCCTGCTGTGATTCTCCTTAAAATAGAACCATCTGCTATCCGTTCTTTACTCTTTGCGGCCTTTTTAACGACCTCAGAAAACATATCTTGTATAGTTTGCTTCTTCATAATCTCTTATATTTATAATACTTCTTATTTTCGCATCCTAATTATAATTCTGTTTTATCAAAAATTCTGGTAATTTCCACTCAACGCTGTCGGTATCTATGTTATAATGCCCCAATGCACCACAAAAATTACAGTATTCTATGCCTATATCATAATCCAAAGTAGTCGTATTTGCTCTATGCTCACATAACTTTCTCATTACGGGTTCTTCATCTATTTTCTTAAACCAGCCGTCTGAAATTGTTAAATCCTGCATAATAGCCTCCGTTTAGTTATATTACTATTTATATGTTCCAATCTTCATAACTTTTTTCAGTTCGTTTCTGAGGTTTAATTTTAAGTGTATATGGATTGGCATTTGTATTAGCATCGGATTTTTTCTCATAATATTTGTTACTTCCGTCATTTGCCAATGCTGGTTGATCGTTTTCTTCAATGTCAACTAATTTCATTTTCTTCTTAATCACATTAACCAAAAACTTACTATTCAATGAAATGTCACTATATCTATTTTTTAATTGCTTAAACAAAATCTGATTATTAACTCCCGCACCATCATCCTTTGCAATAATTGCTAACATCAAATCTGCTGTTGCAGGTAATCCAAAACTTTCTGATGTATTAGATAAATCAGGATCCGAACTTGTAAAACCCTCTCGGTTTAATTGCGAACTGGTAATGATCGGAACATTACATTCGACCGACAATCCACGAATTTCCTCTGCAATAGATTTAATGTAGATATAAGTGTTCATATTAGCTGCCCACTTAACTCTACTTGATGCACAAATATTTAAATAATCTAAAATAATAACTTGTGGTGTAAAATCTTTTTTGATTTTCAATTCTCTTATCAATGCACGAAAATTTCCAACATGAGCACCTGCTGTTGGGTATTCTTTAATAATAAGTTTTCCAATTTTTAAATCATATAATTTTTTTGCAAAAACATCCCTAGGCAGTAAATGTAAATCATGCAACTCCGTATCCATTAAATTTGCATCAATTCTTTCTGCGATTCTCTCCTCTGCCATCTCCATAGTAATATATAAAACATCCATTCCCTGTTTTAAATATTGACTGGCAAAATGAGTCTTGACCAAAGTTTTACCAACTCCCGTACCACCTAATAAAACTGTCAAAGTTTTTGGTGATATTCCTCCGTTGGTAATCTTATCAAGCATAGTCATTTGAAATGGAATTTTAGTTTCTTTTTGATGATAGAAATTCCATCTATCCTCACCATCTTCCAAATAATTATGACCGATACTTTTATCTAATGAAACTGCCAATGCTTCTGTAAGAATTTCTGGTATTGCATCTTTAGACGTTTTCTTTTCTTTACCTTCCAGAATTGAAATACTTTCAACGATACCATTATATACTGCCTGATCTTTTGCCCACTTTTCTGTTTCTTTTGTCAACCATTCTTCATCATCAGTTTTACTTGTTAATGATTTAAGAACTTCATTACATTTATTAAATATAGTTTCATTTAAATCTTCTCTATTATTTAATTTAACAGATATTGCTTCTCTTGTCGGAGCCTTATTAAATTCTGAAATATGTTTTTGTATTTCAATAAAAATTTGTTTTTCTGCATTTTCTTTAAAATATTCTGGTTTTAAAAAGATACCGACAATACTGGCATAATCTTCATTATATAAAAGATTTTCTAATATTAAGGATTCAGTCCTCATTTTATCCTTTCTTTAAAACGTCCAATATTATTTTCTTTTGCTTTTCTACATCAACTTCCAAAAATGGTTTATAATTTAAAACAAGTCTCTTATGATCTTCCCATATAGGATCATCCAAATACTTATCTATTTCTGGAATAAAATTCAATACCATGTCCAAAACTGTAAAAGCTTCTAATGATATTACACGACCCAGAACTAATTTTAAAATGAGTGGATGTCTCATACTTTTTGTAATAAACATCTCATTAAAAGTACAATCTTCCTTTTTCATAAATCTAACAATACATTCAATATCACAACGAATATGAGTATCAAAATTATTCATTTTATCTCTATAATCTTCATACAAATCACTATCAAAATCAATAGGGTGATCTAAACCATTAGTAAATTGTGAAAGATAAAAAAATATCAATGATTCTTTATTCGTAAATGCTTTACCTATATTATGAAATAATTTTCTTTGTCCAGAATATTTTCCATACTGTTCTACTTTTGCAAAACTTCTCTGCATGGAATCTATATTAGCCCAATTACCTTTTCCATTATATTTAAAATAATCATAATCTCTGGTAAAGTGTGCTCTTATTCCATGCCAAACCACCCAAGCATTATATGTTATTTGTAAATCATTATTTTGCATAGTATTCATAGAGTATAACATTGACAAGATTGTAAAAAATCATAAAAATAAATTCCACCGAGAAGCATAAGACCTATTAACATCCATAAAACAATTATTAATAATCTATGTCTCATCCTGTTCGCCTTTTTTACTACCATAATTAAATTCTTGAAAAACTGCTTCTTCAAGTCTTTTCATTACATCCTCAGTAAAATACTTTTCTGGATTTTTCACTATTGCCTTTTCAAATACTTTTGTACCATCAGGCATTTCAAATCTAGTTGAAACTTTTTTAAATATCTCATACTTTTCTGCAATCTCAACCAAACCATAATATTGATCTAAACCAGTTTGATAATCAAGCATTGCTTCTATTGTAGATTCTTCTTTAGTAAGTCTACCCTTTACCAACTTCATTTTAATAATGTTTCCTAATACCTCAGTACCGTCTTTAAACTTTTTCTTTCTAAGTGTTACAATAACAGAAGCTGCATATTTAATTCCACCACCACCAGAAATTTCTTGTGTTGGAACATATGCACCGACTTTTTCGTAAGTATGATTCGTAATGATTAGAGGAATATTTTTTGTTGCAAGTTTCAATGCAATAGTTCTGAATGTTCCTCGAACAACTGGTGCTCGCGTCATATCTCTTTTATCAGAACCACTTGCAGAATCCTCCATTTCTTTTCTAGTAGAAAGATTACCAAGTGAATCTAAAAACATCATAACTTTTGTGTCTTTATCTAAACCATCAACCATCTTAATACATTGTGTCCTGAATTCTTCTACTGTGGCAACTGGTAATACAATAAATCTATCAGGATCTAAACCACGTTCCGTAATCATATTTGTAGTTAATGCACCTTCACTCTCAAAGTATACAATAACATTTTCTTTATTTTCTTCTAAAAAATTCTTTGCAATACTCAATGCAAAGAAAGTTTTACCTACAGACTCTTGCCCTGCTAAACAAGTTATCTTGTTTGATGGAACACCACCATACATAGATCCTGATAATAAAGCATTTAACGAATAAGACCCAGTAGATATATAAGTACTGCAATCGCCAACAATCCCAGAGGATACAACCGACGCCAAATCATTATCACTCTCCTTTAATAAGTGTTTAACTAAACTATTTACTGCCATTATTTACCTCCTTTCACCCAAAAAATGATTCCAATGAACCTGTTTCTTCTGATTTCCAACCAATCACATCTAATATGTTTTTAACAGGCTGAAGAAATGATTTCTCGAATTGTAAATCATAATCAATATATTTTTCTAAATTTAATTCTTTTGGCAAAACAGTAGAAATTGCTATTACATTTTCACCAAGAATATTTGGTTCTTTCAAATATGCAAACTTAATCTTTTCACCATCACGAATTAATTGATATTTTCTTGTTAGATTTTTTTCTTTTAAATGGTAATTATATAACAACGCACCTCTCACATGAATTGGTGTGGCCTTAACGTAGATGTCTTTTGAGGATTTATATTTACTCAATCCTTTAACTGAACGAGGAAAGGCAATATCATTAAAACTTAAAGTTTTAAATATTTCTCTATATTCATCAATAGTTTTTATTACTGTTTTCTCATCTGTGTTAATAATAACTTTTATAAGTGCTTGAATGTTCTCTCTACACCATTGAGGTGTAGAACTTCTAACACTTTCAAGACCCATTATTTTTAACTTGGGTTCTTTATATAATACTCCCTCATTATCATAAACATTGAGTATGTATCTTTTCTTTGCCGTCCAGATGCCTTTGTCTGCAATCGACTCACGTTTCATCACCATCTTTTGTTCATAAGCATTTATGTATGAATAAAGGTTCTTATAACAATTATCAATATACGGTTCAATTTTATCTTTACACATCTTATCAAGGAACTGGATGATCTTTTCAGTCTCAATTCCCTCTCCAAAGATTTCATCAACCATTTCATCAAAAGTGATATAAATACTATCCGTGTCCGATGCAACCACATAGTCTTTGTCTCCTGTCTTTAATAAATCATTGATGAATTTATTTATATACTTCTCTATCCATCTAATAGATAATTGACCAGAAGTTGTAATTGCTTCTGCTTGTTCAGGAGAATAATAAAGAAAATATTGATTTGCTAATGCACCGTAAGCACTATTAAGAAGAATCTTCTTTGCCATTTGCACGTTATCATATTTTGCAATATTATTGACTACCTCTTCTTTGTTTTTGTAATTACCATCTTCCAATCTTTGTTGTTCTTCGAGCATTTTCTTTTTAAAGATAACTCTTTCATCATACATTGCTTTCATCAACTTTGGCAAAAAACCTTGTTTTGTGATTGAAAAATGTTCACCGTTTGGTGTAACAGTAACTTTATGTTCTTTTAGATATTTTGTATTTAATTTCTTTTCAAGAATACCATTAACACCATCAGAATATTTGATTTTTAAAACTTCATCCTTTGATATAGTTTCTGGACTAATATTATATTGCTGAATCAAATGTGGATATAAGCTATTCAGATCAAACGACACCACCCACTTGTGCATACCAACATGAGGATCTTTTACATAACCACCTTCAATAGTCCTAGAACCACCCTTATGCCTATTCTGTGGAACTGCTATGTTTTGATCTTTAAGAAAATTGTAAATAATCGTTTCCCAAGTTTTTACCGGAGAAAATACATCCTCGAAATTAATCTTAGATTCGTATGCTATGGTTATAATTAAATCCAACAATTTCATTTTATCGTCAAGTTTTTTGACAATCTCAACATCTTTGATATTATATTCTATAAATTTCTGATAATCTGTTTTATATAAATCATACCCCTGCATTTCATCATCTGTGATCTTACCCATACCGAGTTCGACTTGGCCTATGTAATCTAAACGGTAGGATTCACGCACTTTGTAAGTATATTTTTTATATAACTCAATATAATCTAATGTCGATATACCAATAATACTATAATATTGATTATCTCGACCTGCTATAACAACATTCTTATCGACTACTCTTTTTATTGGTGAAAGATATTGTGATTCAAGACCAAGATATTTCAAACGATTAATAATGTATGGAATATCAAAAAACTTACAATTCCATCCAGAAATAATATGTGGAGGATTGTCCTTCCACCATTGTAAAAACAATTCCATCATTTCTGTTTCATTATCAGATTGAAAATATTTAATTGTCTTATCAGGATCATTCGGAGTATATTCACCAATACCAAAAACATAATAAACATCAGTAATACTATTATGAATAGTTAATGATGTTATTGGAGATGTTGCTAAACGAATATCTGGAAAACCTTGATCGGAGGCAACTTCAATGTCAATGATGTAAATTAATAGCTTGGAAGCATCCCATTGTACATCACCAGAATATTCTTCGGATAGATACTGCATCACATAATTTGTGTTGCCATGAATGGAATAATTACTTACACCACTATATCTTTCTACAAATTCTTTAGATTCTTTTATTGAACCAAACTGAACATCACCTAACGGTTCATTCTTTAATGACTTAAATGTTTGTTTGTCTTTTGGTGCAGGAACATAAAGTGTGGGTTTGAAATTTACAGTAGCAGAATATTCTTCACCTTTGTTATCTATCTCACGAATATAAATCTTATTAAAAACTTGACTAGCATAGGTATAGAATTTCATAGTATATACATTATATCAAAAAAGAGGTGAAAATACAAGGAAAAATTAGGATATAATATTGGATTTTGCACTCGGAACAACAATACCAGAACCAAATACACGGTTGTATTCATTCAAAATAGTTGAACTAGGGGTGGCAGTAATAATTATCATTGTTTCCTTTAACTGATATTCTTTATCCTCTGCATATGGCAACCACGGTTGAAATGCAATTTGTTCTTTGTTCACGGGAATCATTATAACTGGATTTTTTATAACATTAGTTTTTTCATCATATTCCCCAATAAGCTCCTCGCCGTTGAATAATTTGACTATTTTTATGTTCATTCACTTTCTCCTTATCATCATCTGGAATAAATTTATCTGGAATAAATTTCTTTTCAAGCTTTTTATCTTCTTCTTCAGCATTATTACCTAATGCCTTTTCCATTCTTCTATCAGCCATATTACCCAAAGCACCACCAACTGCACCAGCAACACTTTGTATGGTAAGATCAGCAACAGTCGAACATCCTGTACACATAATAAAAATAACTACAATCATTTTTTTAATCATAATGCGAAATCTTCACCTATTTCAAAAGTTTTATCTTTTTTAGGATCATCACTTGTTTTAAGGGAAACATTACCAATAGTATACTTAGCCTGCAAATCCCATTCCGATTTTTCACTAAACGGAAGTATTTTCATTTGTCGAATGGATGTGGTTGGTTGTGCTTTTTCAGGAGACACAATTTCAACTAGATCCCATTCATTTAACAGGTTCACAACAGTATTTCTACGTTCAATATCATTTTCAGAAATATTAGTAGGCTTACCATCCAAGGCAAAAAGTTCTTTAAAGTGAACAATATAATATTTACCTTGTTTGTGAAGTATATGGCAAGATTGAAATAACTTCTTTTCTCTCCGTGAAGCAATTCCAATTCGTGTGAGAGTTTCTTTAACTTTTAAAAAATCATCATCCTCTTTCAGTCGGACTTCTATCATATCCTCGATAGACCATTCAACATTCTCATTCATATCTCATCCTTTCATTTATATAACCCATGATGTAGTATTTATAATATTATGACGTACCACCCTTATACAACTTCTGCTTGATATATTTTATGTCCTTTTCAGATAAAATAGACAATGCTCTGATAGCCTTTTCTGTACTAAATTTGTAGTATTCTTTTACAATTTCCATATTTTCATATTTTTTTCCCTTTACCCAATACTTCTTTGATCGCTTTTTCTTTGGAACTGCATGATAAAAAAAATCATAATGTGCTTTATCATTAATATCTGGAAAACTATTTAATTCATTAACATAATGAATAATATCATTATGATAAGACAATGTACGATTAATTAGAAATTGTTTATAATCTTTTCTTTCTGGTATTTCTTCATCATAACTTTCTTTAGTAACTAAGTCATGTGCATATTCAAAAGGATTCATTTTTACTCCTCTTCAGCAGGTGGTGAATCTTCATGCCATCTACCTTTTTTAATTTTCAATGAAGCGTCATAGGGATTCCAATCAACATCTCTTAAAAAAGTTAATGGATTAATTTTTTTCTTCCTTATTTTTTTCTTTCGTGGCCTTTCAAAATCTTCCATTGGTTCTCCTGACCAAGGATCTGCTAATTCGTCTAAAGAATTACTGCCAGGAAAATCACCAAATTCGTTTCCATGTTTATCATTGAAATTATCTTCGTCTTGTAAATCTTTCAATAATTTTCGTTTTTCAGCTTCAATATCATCTAAAAAAGTTTCTTTATATCTATTCATACGTTTACGAAAATCATTTATCCGATTCATTTTTTCCATTTCTTCCTTGGCAGAACGACCTTTATCTATTCTTGCTCTTTTTTCAATAATCTGTTTTCTTACATCATCCGGCATACTATCCCACTTTTTCATAAGAACCATATTTAAATTATGGAATATACGATTATATAAATCTTCATCTTCCAAAGCAGATGCCAAGGCCAACACTAAAGAAAAAGTTTTATTTAAATCTTCTATATCACCTAAATAACCATCCTCCGAATTTTCCAAATCGTGACTAGTTAATTCGACCGTACCATCAGCACGAACTATTAAGGCACTATCATCCGAAGTTAAACGAACAATTAATTTTCCGTCTTTATCGAAATTATTTGGTTTATTTTCTTCCATACCATCCCCCTTTATATAAAGGTATTTATATATCCAGTAAAGAGTATGCCTAAGAATATTGACTATTTGGTTCAAGTGCTATCCAATATTCTAAGTTTTTACCAGCACTTTTGAAATGTGATACCCCTTTAGAAGATATAGAAACATCATAATCACCCGGTAAAAGTTTTAAATTCTCTCTTTTAAAGTAAATAGTAAACTTTTCTTTGACACCTTCTCCAATTTCTTCCGAATAATCGGCAGATGTATCATTTTTTTGATTATTTGCACATAAATAAATTTTATTCGACTTTGTACAACCTTTTAATGAAATATCATGTAATTGCAATATATTTGCTGTCTTGAAAAGATTATTAAAAAAATCTTCCGTCAATTTAAAATTAATTTCACATTCTGGCAAATCTATTTCTTTCTCAGGTTTAATTACATAATCGGAGTCTGCATAAAAATATTTAACTTTTCTTTTTGCAGATGATACAACCAAATGACTATCTTTAAATTCAACTTCTGCGTCTGGTAAAGAAGTCAACAAACCAAGAAATTCTGTTAAATCATATATTGCAACTTCCATAGGAAAATCCTCTTCAACATCTGCATGGGCTAAAATGTTCTTTAGAGAATTAATTGTTTTAATTTTCTTACCAGGTTTTATCACGATTGATTGATTTATTTCAGAAAAATTCTTCAATATCTCAAGTGTTTCATTACTAATTTTCATAAAAATCTCCTAAAGGGTTTGACCATCTCGAATAGCAACTGCGTCTGCTACTTCATTAAAATTGAATACAGGATCAACTAATCCGTTTCTTTCAAATGCTACTTTCCTCATAAAACACGGAGCACAATTATCACAATGTCTTTTACCATCACCATAACAACTCCAAGTTAAATCATACGGTACATCTAATGCAACTCCTTCCTTAACAATTTCATGTTTCATATAAGTTGCTATTGGCTGCAACAACTCAATCTTAACTTTATTTTGAGTAGCAAAAGGAAGTATATCATTGAACTTCCTACCAAACTCTTGCTCATTGTCTGGATATGCACCACTTTCTTCTAAATTACCACCGAATGCTATGTTACCAAATTTGTTTGCTTCTGCATAAGCAGTTAAAACTGCCAACATTAATAGATTTCTACCAGACACCCAATCCATAGCATATTCAGTTCCTTCAATCTGTGACTTATGATAAGTCCCTTCTGTAATAGTTCCACGCATAACATCAGGCATTTGAATAAATCTTAAATCAAATCCACCATGTTCTGCTATCTTTTTTATGAAACTAACTTCTTTATCTTGAGCTAAACAATTATACATTAAATGCACAAGTGTTACATCATAACCTTTTGCCTGTAACATATATGCAACAGTTGTAGAATCTAATCCTGCTGAAGCACTAACCAAAACTTTTTTATTATGTTCTCTTGGTAAATCTTTTATTTTAATATGATCTGTCGAATAAGCCTTAGAAGAACAAACTTTCATAATGGAATATGGTTTCATTGGTACAGAACATCCCATTAACATATCTGGTGTTGATGCAAACATAAAACCATAATTTTTTTTAATAAAATATATTGGTTTATAATTACAAGCAAGCATTAATGATTCTTCATCAAAATATGCTATTGCATAACTTCCTTCTATCTTTTGTATATTCTCATAAAGACTACTAAAATTTCTTGGTTTCAAAACTTTAGGTAATACAATGGAGTCAATAACTTCATCAGAAAAGTGTTTATCATTTGCAATAACTCCATTATGCACAATACCTTGATATGGCTGCAGTATGTCTATTTCACTTTCTGCTTCAGTTGTCGGTGTGGCACGAAAATTACCTACAACTCGTTTTCCCAATAACAACTTATTAAATAAATCAGGATCAATGTCCCCCATACCACGAAATTCTTCCCCATCAATCCAAAAACCATGTCCATCACGACCCCTTTCTCTACCATGACTAAGTATATGGAGTTTTTCATCCGTTGATATTTCTTCACCCGTCCATCCAACTATTGAACACATAATATATCTCCTAAAATAATGACGCAGCTGATACAGTTGCATCCTTAACGGTTTCTCTGTTAGTCTTTTTTAAATAATCATCTAAAAACTTATGATTAACTTCTGCCTCGACATTTTTATTATCCAACTCATTAAAAAACTTTTCAATCAGATTAAAATTATCAACTATCTTTTTTGGAAAGAACTCATTATAAATGTCTGACAATCCACAACTAAATATTCGATTTATATTTTCAAGATATTCTAATTGTAAATATAAATTATGAAATGCTATCATGTTATTGAATTTACCAAACACTAATTTTTCTTCTCCGGTATCTTCATCAATTTTATAACTATTAAAAAAGTTATACGGGTCAACCAAATCTTCACATATTGGACACCTACAAGGCATTTTAAAATTTTTAGACATTTCTTTATAATGAATCTGATTAGACCATTTCATTGCTTCCATACCCAAACCAACAATATATCTTGGCCTTGTCATATAACTACCATATACACAAGTACGATTCCAATATGTCGAATCATAAGTAATCTGTATATCAATATCCATTTTATCCAATAGCATTTGTATAAACTGAAAATATACCATGCTCTCATTAGATGTTACACCAAAGATATGAAACATCTTACACTTTTCTCTATCCAATTCACCACTCTTTAATAAAAACTTTAATGCAGGAAGAATACGACCTAGATTTCCATTTGTTCCACCATAGGCCCATCCTTCAAACTGATACTTTCCTATTTCTTTATACCATTGAGAAATTTGTTCAACAGTCAAACCTTGCAGAACATTAAGAACCGTTGTATCAGTTCTAGTTCTATTCTCCATATAATACTTTGCAGATGCAACGGATAAATCTAAACACTCCTGATAATCTTTATATGGGGATTTTGGTGTACCATCTTCTTTTTTTAGATGTAAAGTAAAAGAAGGTCTATCAAGGATAGGAAATATATCACCATTTTTTTCACTCCATTCAAGAGCTATTTTATCTGTAAACTTTTTAGGATCAACTGTACCATGTGCTAGATTGTACCCACCACTATCTACAAATATAAGAGCATCATCTGCTTGGATTGTCTTTCTAAAATCTTTTTTTCGATAAGAAGTTCCAGCAGATATTAGCATAAAAAAATTCTTAAAATAAGACTCATTATCTTTTTTATAAATCCTCAACGATTTCTTTTTATTAAAATCTTCTTGATTTTCTTGTGCTATTTCTTGGTCTGATTTTCCATAGAACATTCCCATCAAACCATCACTATATGCAGGTATATACAATGCTTTCTTCATTCATTAATGCCTTTCATGTTATTTAAAAGAGAAAAGAACTCTGCCTTAATTGCAGGATCATCTCTAAATATACCTCTAACAACGGATGTCAACATATCACTTTCATGTTCTTTAACACCTCTTGCTGTCATACAAAAATGTTCAGCTTTAACAATAACTGCAACTCCTTTTGCTTCAGTCTCTTGCTCAATCATATCTGCAATTTGTTCAGTCATTTCTTCTTGAATCTGTGGCCTTGATGCAACCCAATCAACCATACGATTAAACTTAGAAAGACCAACAACTTTCTTTCCTGGGAATATACCAACGTATGCTTTTCCTGTAATCGGTTGGAAATGATGTGCGCAAGTGGAATTAATACTTATAGGACCGGACATATAAATCTGGTCATATTGTTTTACATTTGGAAATGCAGTTACTTTTGGAGGGGGATAATATCTTCCACGAAAAATTTCATGGACAAACATTTTTGCAACCCGTCTTGCTGTATCTTTTGTATTATGATCGTTTTGTGTGTCTATACCCAATGCTTCCAATACACCTTGAAAAGCATCTGCAACTTCGTTTTCTATATCTTGTAAATCTCCAACATCTAAACAATCATAAATTGTATCATTGGCTTTCGTTGAAATCTTCATTATCAGCTCCATCATTAAAAATGTTTCTCACTTTCCAATCACCATAATTATAACTTGCACTATTTGAACCATGTTCAAAAACTTCTACTCTTTTTAAATTTACTCTACCTTTTGTTTCTTCTATAATTTTCGGTGCAACATAATTATAAACATACTCGGCAAATTTCTCACAACCAACACCATCCATTGTAAGAACTTGTGCCATATTTTCATCATGTATTTTATATATATGTTCTATATCAGGATCATTTTTATCTATTAAAAGTTTATGGTCAAATGTTTGTTCAAGAAATGTTTTAATCCAACCACAGCCTCCAAAATCATAAACCCAATTTCTTTCGTCAAGTTGATCTGTTTCAAATATAAAACGAAAACCCAAACTATACCCATGTAAATATTTACAATGACTGTTTGCCTTCCATTGACGAAAACAACAACTTAATCCTCTCTCATTACCATAGGTCTTTGTACTTTGATATTTCACATTGAACCCCCGATTCTTTCCCATGGATATACTATCCATCTATATAACTGCTCATGTATATAATTTACACCATCATTATTTTTATTTCCAAACAATGCAACTAAAGAATAATCAGGATTTTTTTGAAATTCTGGTAATTCTTTGATTGCCCTAAAAGTTGCACCAGTATCATACACATCATCTATAACAATAACATGAGGAAAGAACTTAGGATGCAATTCTTTATCGCCTGTTAAATTTAACAACCACTCTGGTTTTTTATCCTGACCATCCCTTGACTGAAACTTTATAATACTCATTGGACAATTAAGAATATTACTCAAATGAGTTGCTATAGGTAAAGAACCACGATAAATACCTACGATATGTATATTAGATATATTTTTATATCGACTAGCAATATCACCTATATCTTTATAATATTCATCATAATAATAATTATACTTATTCATATCACGTTTTTATTTGTAATATTTAACATCTTTGCCAATACTACCAGTTGCTGTGATAACATTTTGGATTCCGGAGATTTAGATTCCAAATCCATAATATGATCTTTTGAAATTATACTGGATAACAATTGTGCTATTTCACTTCGTCCTTGTACCCATTGCTCAATGGTTTTCTTTGCTTCAAAGAATCTTTCACCACCTATCTCTTTTGCTTCATCATGGTATTGAACGAAATTTGTTAAAACACTTCTTACTAATTCTGATTTTGAAACTTTTAATTCAGTTGCTACTCTACCCAAAGCATTATCTAATTCGTGTGCAAGTCTAAACTTACCTAACCTAACAACATTTCCATTTTCATCATTAACAACTGCTACAAAAAGTTCTTTATCTTGAACAGCATCTTTTCCCGGTATTCCTTTTTGTCCTTTCTTATTTCTTTTGTTTTCTCCCATCATGTACCCCATTCATTTCCAAAAAGATTTAATTGTAACCTGGGACTATACTTATAACCATAACTCAATGCAATTTCTGCTATTTTCTTTTCTTCCATTTGATGATCTAATGCACCCTCTGGCATTAAATAAATTGCATCTATCATAACTCCTGCTTTCTCATATTCTTTCAATGCGTTTGTTACTTCATACATACATGAATAATCTCTAACAACAAATTTAAGATACAAATAAGACCCAGGCCAAGTGTTATATGATAACAATGCCTCTGGTACTATTGCATCAATCCACCGTTCACCACTATTTTGAAGTTTAGGAGATACAGACCACGTTATTCCATGATAAGGTCTATTGATTGCATATTTTTCATAATAAGCAAGATACCTATCATGGTTGTCATTTTGAAAATCATCAAAATGATATTGTTGGGTTCCGTTTGTTTCAAATGTAACGTATCTTGTTTTTAAATCTGGATGTGTTATTAATTCACTTACTGCTGGTTGGAAACCTTTTAGTAATGGTTCACCACCGGTCATAACTAAATGAACACCATCATTTTCTTTGAGATCATCAGAAGCACCACGTTTTTCACCATAAAAGTCAAGAACATTCATTTTTTTAATGATGGTATCAATGTCCTCATAGTTTGCAAGGTGTCCCCATTTCTTTCCCCAAGAAAAAGAACTATCACAACCAACTTGAGGTACTGGTAAATCTACAAGTGCCTTTGCATCAGGATAGTCTTGGTTATGAGGCATATTTTCTTTGGGTATCCATTTTGATCTATCTCTATCTTGACCGAAACCAGTACACTCAAAATTACACCCGAACAAACGCAAAAAGAGAGATGGCACACCAACGTACCTTCCCTCTCCTTGAAGTGAGTAAAACATCTCGCTGTATCGTAATTTATTCATAACATAAGTATATCAAATTTAATTTGTGAATACAAGGAAGAATATTAAAATTTAGGTTTTCCTAATTTTACCAGTATATCATAATCCGAAACAAACATGCGATTTGTATAGAATTTTAATTCAGGATAATACAGATCCGTTATAAACAAATCTCTATTTGTTGGTAAATCTTGAAAATTAATTATGGCTGGTTCATTATCTGATGTTTTTTTCCGACGATCACTATTATAAATTACAATATTGTGTTTTAAATAACCGTC